AAAAGGATAAAAAAATGAACTCAACAGAAGAAAAAATTATAAGTGAATTATCGTTTCAAATCGCACAATTTAACTTTGAGAAAACAAAAGCTAAAGTTTTGTATGATGAAGCAATTCAAGAGCTAGGATTTTTGAAATCAGTCCTAGAATCAGACGAAGAACTCAAAGCAAAATTCGAGGAAGTGAAAGGAAGAATGACAAATGGCAATTAACAATTATGAACTAGTGAATAAGCCTTACACACGAGGTCTTGGCGACAATCTCAAGACAGTCGTTGAAATCCGTCTGTCTGAAGGCAATCGATACAGTACGAACATGCGTGAACTCGCAGGAGACCGTACGAATGAGCAAGAGGACATCTTGATTCAAGCGGTGTTGGATATTATCAAGGCTGAACTAGACCCAGGTTCAGCAATCGTGAAGGCACAAGCTAAACTCGAAGAGGCTGAGCATAAAATCGCTGAGAACGCAAATAAGCAAAATGAACTCTCTGAACTTGTTAAACAGACTCAAGAGAACGCTCGCTTGAGTGGCAAATTGCTTCATATCATGGTCTTGAACTCTGTCATGAGCAAGAACATTGCTTATGGGACGATTTACAAAGAGTTGATTGAACTCATCCCACTTGCTGAAATCGGCAAAACGTACATGGCTAACGACCTCATCACGATTGAGGATTCTAGCCATGTTGAAGTGAATGGCGAAGGCAAGCGTATCCTAGTGCAATTTAACAAAGAATTCACCTACAACGGTGAACCAGTCAGCGCATTTGCTACAAATGGTGCTCTTGAACAAAACGGAACGGGTGTGGCTTGGAAATTTGAAGGTAAAGAATAGGGGTGCTTATGCCAGGATATGAACGACTAATCTTACAAATCTTTCTTTCTCTAATCCCTGTCATTGGACTTTATTTTTCAATGAAAGATAAAGCAACGAAACAAGAGAACCGTCTCACGATTTTGGAGAAAGATATCGAAAATCTGAACGAATTCAAGACATCAGCCAACAAGCGGCTTGATAACCACGATGAACAGAATAAGGCTATCTTAGTACTAGCTGAGCAAGTGAAATCGCTTGGTGAGGATGTAAGAGAGCTTAAAAGCTTGATTCAAAACAAACAACAATAAACAATAAAAGGAGAAACTCAAAATGATTAACTGGAAATTGCGCTTGCAAAATAAAACAACGCTCATTGCTCTTCTTGGAGCAATCTTCCTTATGGCCCAACAATTCGGTCTTGAAATCCCCAAAAATATCCAGGACGGTGTGAACACATTCGTTTACATCCTTGTCTTGATTGGTGTTGTCAATGACCCAACAACTGCAGGAATTTCTGATAGCAAAAGAGCGCTCGAATACTACGAGCCAAGCGAGGATTAGGAGAGAACAATGAAGAAAAACGACTTATTCATCGACGTATCTAGCCACAATGGATACGATATTACAGGTATTTTGGCTGACATGGGTACACAGAATACTATTATCAAAGTTTCTGAAAGTACAAATTATCTAAACCCTTGCTTATCTGCTCAAATTGAGCAATCCAATCCTGTTGGATTTTATCACTTTGCTTGGTTTGGTGGTGACATCGAAGAAGCCGAGCGAGAGGCACGCTACTTCCTTGATAATGTACCTCAAAAAGTAAAATACTTGTGCCTCGACTACGAAGATCACGCTAGCGGAGATAAACAGGCAAATACAGATGCTTGTATTCGCTTCATGGAAATCCTCAAAGAAAATGGCTATGAGCCAATTTATTACAGCTACAAGCCATTCACGCTCAATAATATCTATTATGAGCAGATTCTTGCGAAATTCCCAAACAGCCTTTGGATTGCCGGGTATGGTTTAAACGATGGTAACGCTGACTTTGAATATTTCCCAAGTATGGACGGAATCCGTTGGTGGCAATATTCTTCAAATCCGTACGACAAAAACATTGTTTTACTAGATGACGAAGAAGCTAAACCTAAATGGAAAAAGAATGATACCGGATGGTGGTATGAATATCCTGACGGATCTTACCCAAAAGACAAATGGGAAAAGATTGATGGCATCTGGTATTGCTTCGACGAGAGAGGTTATTCAATAGCTTCTCGCTGGTTGAAGGATGATAGTAAGTGGTATTATCTCAAAGAAAATGGCGCAATGGCCATTGGTTGGGTGCTTGTGAATGGCAAATGGTACTATCTTGATGCTTCAGGAGCGATGGTTACTGGCTGGGTTCAATACAAGGACAAACTATACCATCTCAAAGAAGAGAATGGCGAAATGTCTTCAAAAGAACTTGTCAAAGTCGAAGGAGGCTGGTACTATGTCAATGAGGACGGCAGTCGTTCAGACAAACCAGCATTTGATGTATTGCCTGACGGACTAATTGTCACCACTAAATAATTTTTTAAAAAATAGAAAGGAAAATTTAAAATATTGTTCGAATCGTTTTAACCGCAGGCATTAGCTTGCGGTTTTTTGTTTGTCTGGATCAAGAAAACATCTGACCAACTGACATCAATGTCGGTAGCAAAATAAATTGTTTTTCCTGAAAGTACTGTCTGAATTCAAAAAGTAATGATTTTTTCACTGTTTTTTTATTTTTTCTACGAATAGATAAGTAGGAGGAAGAAAATATGAATATTTTGAACATCGAACTTGCGAGCATAGAGCAGACTGATTTAGGTTTTGAACACTGGGTAGATGTGACTTATACTGTTCCAATTTTAAAAAATGAGTACACAGTCAAGTTGTTGCTTTTCATGGAATGCAAGATAGAGGACCAGGAAGTGATTGAATATCTGGTCAGCACCTGGAAGTATCGTGATCTCGTGCTGCACTCGGTGCGGATGTATGAGATGGAATCGGACGAGACATAAGACCGTGAGCGAATCACGGTTTTTATTTGTCTGAAAAAGTCTCTCATGGTATAATAACTTAAAAATAAAATTAGTAGATAGCTAACAGGGATACACTAAAGGATACAACAATCCTTTTACAAGTTGGTCTAATAAGGTTTTTATAACTCCCACCGGCTCCATTGATATTTTGCATTCTTTTGCAAACCTTTCTAAAACGTTGATAAATCAGCGTTTTTATTTTTATCTTTTTTATTGTTTAGCATTCTTTTTTAAAAAAAGGATACAACAAAGGATACAACATTTTGCTGTATCCTAGAAATCGATATAATTCGCAAAGCGCTCTCCAATATCATCCTTGGCTTGCTTGGTTATGTGCGTATATACGTTCATAGTTGTTTTAAGATCAGAATGCCCAAGTCTGTGCTGGACTTGCTTCAAGGTCATTCCTGCATCAAAGCAAAGACTGGCGTGCGTGTGTCTGAAGCCGTGGATTTTAATTGGTCTTAGGTCGCTATTTTTCAAAATGCTAAGCAACCATTTTCTTGGTAGACTAGCGGGCATCGGCTTGCCAGACTCAGTCTCGAAAATATATCTTGTATCTGGATTGTGTTCTCTCCACTCTTGCAAGATACTTTTTGTCTTATCGTCTAGACTGATCAGTCGTTTACTGCTTACTGTTTTTGTACGGCCTATTTTCTCGCCCTCAAATCCTCTTGTAATGGCTTTGTTTATGTTCAGAGTGTTATCGGTCCAGTCATCCCATTCAAGGGCTAAAATTTCCCCTTTTCGAGCGCCTGTGAAGGCTAGGAGACGAAAGAGGACTATCTTTTCCAAATCCTCGGTCTGCGCGACCAATTTTAAGAAAGTTTGAAGCTCGTCTTTATTGTAAAAGTCACTCTTTTCATTTGATTTCTTTCTGATAGTTGTAACCACACTATCAACCGGGTTTGTATCCAGGTATTCATGCCTGATTGCATACTTAAAGATATTGTTCATAAGGCCCTTTAGCTTTCGCCCGTATACTAATTTTCTCGACCACTCATTGACTTGTTCTTGCATCTGGAGAGGTGTGATAGAGGCTATCTTCCTATCCCCTAAAACTGGATAGATATGATTTTGGAAATTCCTGGTAGTCTTCAGATAAGTGCTTTCTTGCACGGTTTCTCTGTACTCTTCAAGCCATTCCTTAGCTATCTCTCTAACTGTTATATTCTTTCTGACTTGCTCAGCGTTATCTATATCACTTTGCAGTTGTAGGAGTGCTGCCCGAGCTTTCGCCTTGGTTTCAAATCCTTTTTTTCTAGCATATTTGCTTTTGCCATTCTTTTTACCAAGATAAACAGTGAATCCGTACGCAGTATCTCCGTTTTTCTTTTTGTAAGACTTGATTTCCATTGATTTTTACCTCATTTCTTGATAAAATGGGTATAAGAAAACGACCTTTTGAATGGTTGTTTCTTATACTGCTGATCCTCATACTCAAAGATGGCCGTCGGAGAGTGTGGGGATTTTTTTATTTTTACGAATTATGAACGATAACATCCAAGGCGCCCATGATTCGCTGTGCGTTCTCGACTGCTTCTTTATATTCTTTTGAAGTGTTCTTTACTGGCTTTCTAATCAAGTCAATGAACACAACTGGTTTATTAAAGTCATTTGAAGTCACACGAAGAGTCATGTCCAAAATTTTAGAGGTTGATTTTCGTTTGGATACGATACCGCCTGCGACTGCTCCAATAGGTCCAAACATGGCGCCTGCAATCAATGCTTGACCAACACCACCCGAAACAACCGTCTGATTATTTACAATCAATTCATAGGATACCAGGTCCTCGAACGAATACCATCCAGTATCATTCTTGTCTTTCTTAACCAAGGACGGGATCAATGACAATCCCATAGTTCCGACTGCAAGACTGGCTTTTACAGAACCCTTGATTGCTCCCCCAACGATTCCAGACGAACCTTTTGCCTTGCGTGCTCCATTTATGCGATAGGTGCGATGGTGTCTGTCAATCTCAAGCGGCCCGACTTTGTCTGTTTTCCTGCTTCTAGCAGCAGGAGTAGGAGAAACTGGTTTTGTAGTTGGTTGAGGTTGTTCTACGGGTTCTTGATTAGTGATAGAATAACCGCAATTTGGACAGAACTTGTAGCCCTCTACGGGATTGCCACACTCAGGACAAAATTTCATATTGACCTCCAAAATAGTAACTATTTAATAAACTTTTATACTCTTCCTTAACCATAACCTCGTCGGCTATGGTTTTTAAATTGTACTTTTCCATAAAGACAAGAAAATTAAAAGTCGTCTTATCTTCTGCGACATCTAATTCAGCTTTCATAAGATGATGAATCATATTGCGATTAGCTTCTAATTCGCATCTCTCTCTGAAATTTTGATAGATGTCTGGTGAGTGGTTCTTGTGAGCAATCTCATGTAATGCCACCTGAACTCTTTTGTCCTCTGATATAGCATCACTCAAAAACATAGTTTTTAAAGCAGGTATATAAAAGGCTTCATCAGGAAATAAAAAATCCTCAAATATGTGAATCTTAATGCCTAAATTAAAGGCTAATTCCTTTTCTGTCATAGTTTATTTATCCTTTACGTAGATAAATTTCAATAATGTTCTGGATCGCTTTCTTATCTTCGCCAGATAACGGCTTACCATTAAAGCGCATAGCAGTTGAAGCGAGTTGCTCAACATCTACCTCTTTTCCTTCGAAGAAGAATTGTTCTTTATCGGCAATAGCTGGATTATCCGTGCGACCAAGCAGGTAGTCGGTGGACACGTTGAAGTAGTCGGCGATTTCTGAAATTCGTTCAGTGGATGGTTTTGAATTTTTTAGATTGTAAATAGTATTTCTACTATAACC